GTGATTGTCCCTGGTGGGAATCAGTTAAATTTTATCGACGCTCAGAGATGGGAACGCAACAAGCTATTGAGGCGGTGAGAGATGCCATTGTTGGATCATTTAAAGAGATGAAAACAGGAAAAATAAAAATAGCATGAGAGTCTATATCGGTATCGATCCCAGACAACCAATAGCTTTTAACGTGTTGCAATGGTCTATCACGCGCAGAACAAGTAAACCGTTAGCCATCGTGCCTTTAGTCTTGCCGACGCTGCCTATTACCAGGAGCGGTTTGACCGACTTTACTTATTCTCGTTATTTAGTCCCTGCGTTATCAGGCTTTCAAGGGATAAGCGTATTTTTAGACGCTGACATGCTGTTACAGACCGATATTAACGAGCTAGAGACATTGATTGACACAGAGCATGCGGTCTCAGTCGTTAAAAGCCAGAATCGTTTTGAATGGCCCTCGATGATGGTGTTTAACAATGAGAAGTGCAAAACACTGACCGCTGATTATATTAACGATGAAAGCAACCATCCGAGTGATTTTAAATGGGCTGACTCAGTAGGCGAACTGCCGACAGAATGGAATTTCACAGTAGGTTACGACAAGCCTATAGACGCGCCTAAGTTAATTCACTACACCGCTGGTATACCGCATTTTCCTGAGACAAAAGATTGTGACTTTGCGGATGCCTGGCGAAAAGAATTTGATTCGATGACAGGCAATTGTAGCTGGTTAGAGCTGATGGGTGATTCAGTACACGCCGAGCTAGTCTTAAACAACATTACGGAGAAGCGTAAAGCATGGCAATCTCGACATACAGTGAATTAAAAACAGCCATCGCCGATTGGACTGCGCGAGATGATTTAACCAGTTATATCGACAACTTTATCGATCTCGCAGAAACGTATTTAAAACGTGCGCCATCATTGCCACGTTTGGCGGAGATTGGCGGAGTTCGAGGCAACATCACGCGCTTGTCAGGCACGCTGTCAACGTCAGCAAACACGCTCGATCTGCCAGCAGATTATTTAGACTCCTATCGTTTGACGTTAACCTCTGGTGGCGTGACAAGCATTGTGCGTTATGTCGATCCGACACAGTTAAGCGTCTACCAACGCTCGGGGGCTGGTTTGCCGCGTTTCTACACTATTTCAGACAAAATTGAATTTGATGTAACCCCAGATTCGGCCTATGCCTATGAGTTGTCCTACTATCCAAAAGTAACGGCTTTATCTGCGTCGAATACGACCAACTGGGTGTTGACTGATTATCCTGACGTGTATTTGGCGGCGTGTTTGTTTCATGCGTTCCGCTTTACCCAGGACGATGCGACCTCAAAAGATTGGCTCGACCAATATAAAGTGGCCGCCTGGTCAGCGTCAGAGACTTATCGCCAGGGCCGTGTGAATCAAGGGCCGATCAGCGTTAAAACGGATTCAATCACGCCATGATCAAACCAACCACGTTAAAATTTGGCGAATGGTTGCCCGATCAAGCTGCTTTATCTTCGCCAGGGGTGACTGAAGCGCAGAACATACAGCCGCATGGGACAGGTTTTCGCTCCTGGGGTTCACTTGCGACTGATTCCACTGCGCTGACTGCTAAAGCCAGAGGCGCGGTCGCAATGATCGATGGTGATGCCAATGTGCGCATGTTTGCAGGTGATGCGACTAAATTATATCGCTATGCTGCGGGTACTTGGACAGATAAATCTAAATCAGGTGGTTATTCAAACGATACGCTAGATAATTGGAATTTCTTAAAGTTTGGGACGCAAGTGATTGCGACTAATTTTGCTGACAACATACAGATTGGGCCAATAGACGGGACAAGTGTATTTGCCGATCTTGGCGGAAGCCCTCCCAAAGCGCGTTTCATTACAGGCGTGCGCTCTTTTGTTGTTCTTGGCGATATTGCCTCGCATCCCACAAGAGTCCAATGGTCAGGGCAAAATAACGAAACATCTTGGGGAACGATCCCAGCTACGCAAGCTGATTTTCAAGATTTGGTCGGCAATGGCGGCAAAATCATGGCCGTGACTGGCGGCGATGTTGGCGTGATATTTCAAGAGCGCTCTATTTGGGAAATGCGTTATGAGGGGCCGCCGTTAGTTTGGTCTTTCAATGAAACCTCGGTTGGCATTGGGACGCCTTCCGAGGGATCTGTTGTGCGCTACGGAAACAGTGTGTTCTTCTTATCCGATTCTGGCTTTCAGCGCTATGACATTGGGAAAGGCACGACTCCTATAGGCGATCAAAAGGTCGACCGCTGGTTTTTGGATCGCGTAAATAAAGAAAGTTATTACACCATCTCAGCGGCGATTGATCCGGCCAACTCGAAGGTTGTCTGGTCGTACCCTAACGGCTCATCCGGTAACGATGAGCTGTTAATTTACGACTGGAAATCAGATCGTTGGGGTTACGCGGTTATTGATACTGAGATTATATTCGATGGTTTATCACCAGGTTACACGCTGGACGGATTAGATTCGGTCGGTGGTACGACTTACACGCTCGACAGCCTTCCTGCATCGTTAGATTCTGACTTATGGAAAGGCGGTGCAGCTGGTTTATATGGGTTCAGTACAGCCCATAAGTCAGGTGATTTTACTGGGACGGCGTTAACAGCACGCTTGGAATCTGAAGAAGTGGCAAGCGAAAACACCAATATTTTGACGTGCAATAACGTGCTGCCTTTGATTGAGGGTGGCAGCGCCGTTAATACCGTCTATGTGGCGACCAGAGCCAATCAAAATTCAGACATATCCTATTCGTCAGGTGTGACGGTAAACAGCGCCACAGGGCAACACAATTTTAGAAAGAGCGCACGTTATATGAGATTCAGAGTCGATATTGCTGGTGGGTTTGATCACGCGCTTGGTGTTCGCGCCAGCATTGCAGCGAAGGGGCTAAGATAATGTTATCCGTAAGTGATTTTGGCCTTATTGCTGGGAAACAAGGCCTTCCCGTTAATGAAAGTTTCTCATCCAACTCTGATTATATGGCCGCTTATAATCAAGGGGCAGCAGACTACAACAAAGTAAACGAGTACGACCTGAGTGAACTACAGGCTTATAGCACAGCTCAAGGCAAGGCTTTTAATTTAGGTAATCCGTTTCAGACAGATCCTGTCTTAGAAACCATAGTGCCTAATTTAATGTCCCACAAAGATTATGTGGCAGATACTCGTGAAGTCCAGGCGCAAAAAAATGAACTGCGGGCTGCTGGTTTTTCTGATCAACCATTGTGGAATTTACCGGATTATGTAGAAAACGCAGCATGGTACGTTAAACCGTCGCAATTTGACGCTAAAGAACTGCCTTACGACATGGTTGGGTTAGGCGCTACGAACTACGGCGTTGATTTAAACAACGTCACAGATCGCTATCAGGATATATGGGAAACCTATGGACAATATGCCGAAGGCGTAAAGCCCTGGTCAGAGAGTCCAAAACCTGAATCCGAAGCTAAAATGGGCGGCAATAAATCCATCTGGGAGGGCATGAAAGACTTTCTCGGTCCGCAAGGACAAACGTCGCGTGAACGCTATGGGCCAGAAGCTGCCGCAGCTTACGATAATTATTTAAAAACAGGCCAAATCACGGACGCTATGCCAGCGGGCATGGCGTTTGACGCTTTTGATTACGGCGGGCGTTACACAGGGCAAGAGTTTCAGAATAAGCCAGGCTCTATCTGGGACAAATTTATAGCGCCGATTGTAACTGTTGGCGCAACGCTCATAAATCCCTATTTCGGCATGGCAACCGCTGCCGCTATTGGGGCTGAACAAGGCAAAAGCCCTGGCGAAATCGCTCTTAATGCAGGTCAGGCATTTGTCGGCGGTGGTGGGTTAAACCCTAGTAGTGCTTTGTCACAAGGGTTGATCACAGCGGGCAACACGGCGGTGACTGGCTTCCGAACTGACTTTGATCCGTTGGCTATGGGTTTGACAGCTGGAGGAACTTATTTAGGTAATAAGCCTAATATTCCAAGCGTAGTGCCGGACAGCAACATCCCCACAGATTATTTTGATTTATCAAACACAGTGCCAGATCCGTTGTTTCCTGCAGGTGGCACAGCGTCTAATACTTTGTCCAACCTTACAAACCCTACAAACTTAGTTAATAACCCGTTCAGTAACGTGCCAGTCGGCAATAACTTGCTGTCAAATCAAGCTGTATCAAATGCCATTAACCCAAGTTTTCCCAGTCAGTCGCTGAATGTACCGACGACAAACATACCTACAAATTATTTTGATCTAGCTCAGAACTTTCCTGCTACTGATCCGCTATTTCCTCCTGGCGGGACGGCAGACGTTACGCTACAGAACTTAACAAATCCTGCTGGATTGCAAAATAACCCTTTCAGTTATGAAACGGTGCCTAATCAAACGACTGATGCGCTGTTTGGGGAAAGTCAATTTTCGGCTAATAACCCGTTTGGCTCCCTGCCAAATTACATGGGGTCAATTGATCCACAATTTGAATCACTTGGCGACACAGTGTCAGATCCATCTATTTTAGACAAAATTAAAGCCAATCCTTTAGACACTGCAAAACTAGCATTAAGCGCTGGTTCGCTAGTTACAGACGCTTTAGGCGGCAATGCAGATGCAGCGGCAACCGCATCAGGCAACCCTTACAGCGCTCCGAAAGCGCCAGCCGTGACAGGACGGCCTCGACAAGACTATTTGACAGGCTATACACCTATGCAAATGCAACCAATCAACTATCAATCTTTTTATAACCCTTACGCTAGGAGCTAATCATGGCTTTGCAATACGCCAATTATCAACCTAATTTAAACGCTTTAAACATGGGCGGCGCACCAGTGACCACGCCTGGCATGATCAATACCAGCGCAACATCATCTCCTTATTCTGGTCAGCGACCGTATTTAGATGAAAGTTTTGCGGAAGCGCGGAAACTTTACGAAACTGGCGGCCCTCAAGGTTTTGGTCAATCAACAGTTGCGGGCTTTGGCGACACAACCCGAGGCGCATTGAGCAACATACAAAATACCGCAATGGCAGGTAGCCCTAATATTGGTGTCGGTCAGAACTTACTCGGGCAAACATTGTCGGGCGATTTTTTAAATTCAAACCCTTATCTAGATCAAATGTACAACCAGGCGGCTGATAACGTCACGCGCAATTATCAAGAGGCTGTAGCTCCAGGTATCGGGGCAAGCGCAGATTCTAGGGGCCGCTATGGTTCTGGTTTGTATCAAAACATGATGGCTAATTCACAGCGCGAGCTAGGCGATTCCTTAGGACGATTAGCAACAAATGTATATGGTCAAAACTATGCGACTGAGCGTGGCCGACAAGATTCAGCAATGGGCAAGATCCCTGACATGGCAGGACTTAATTATTTTGACGCCAATCAAATGCTAGGCGTAGGTCAAATGCAAGATACACAAGCTCAAAATCAACTATCAGATCAATATAACCAGTACATGTTCGATCAAAATAGACCAGGCATGAATTTGAGTAATTACCAAAACGCAATCACGGGAAATTATGGCGGCACAACAACGGCCACTCAGCCGGAATACGGCAACAGCACAGCAGCCAACATAGGCTCTGGCATCGGCATAGCCTCTGGTTTGATGGATCTTTATTCCAACTATAAAGCGCTAGGATAAAACAATGGCAGAAATCAAAGACTATTCGGTCACAGCAGATGACAATAATGCTACGAGTCCAGCGGGAATGCCTGAGAACATGGCACCATCTGGCGTCAATAACTCATGGCGAGAATCGTTTGCTAGAGTCAAACGCTGGTATGAGGACATCAACGGCACAAAATCAACGACTGGATCAAGTAACGCTTATGTATTAGCGGCAGCTCGAACAGTGACCGCGTATGCCCAGGGCGATGCTTATTTGTTCAGAGCCAATCACGCCAACACTGGCGCGGCAACTTTAAATGTCGATTCAGTCGGTGCGGTGGCAATAGTCAACAATACGCAATCTGCATTAGCCGCTGGTCAGATACAAAGCGGTGGAATGTACCTGGTGGCTTACGATGCAAGCAATAGTAAGTTTCAATTGGTAGGTGCGTCGGCAACGTCTGCATCTGGCGATAATATTTTCATATTCAACGCATCTCCATCGGCTACGCTAGAAAATTCTACGGCAGAAGATACCGCTGGTGGACGCGAAAGCACGATCCAATGGAAAGGCTTACAGTCAGGCTCGGAAGAATCAACGCTGGTTAAGATCATCGGCTCGCACGATGGTTCGAGTGACGACCAAAAAGGCAAGCTCCAGATTTATACGAATGATGGGAGTGATGGCGATAGCCCGACTCTCCAGGTAACAATTGATAGTGCTGGATTATGCGCATTAGTTGGGGCCGCAACGATTGGTGGGTCATTGACCGTGACTGGTGTCACAACGCATGGTGGGAATGTAGTTTCAGACACCGATTCTACCGATGATCTTGGTACAACGAGTGTTCGCTGGGCTAATTTGTTTGTCGATGGTATTACCGCAACCGATCAGATCACAGCAACAGGATTCACGGGAACTTTAGATGGTATTTTAGGAAGCGGTGCAGCCGCAGCTGCCGCTGTAACTACGCTCGATACGAGTGGAGTTGTAAACTTAAATCTGACCACTGACTCATCGAGTTCGACTTCCGGCGCTTTAATCATCGACGGTGGTGTCGGTATCGCTAAAAAATTATTCGTCGGAACTGACGCTGATGTAGATGGTACGCTCAACGCTGATGCCATGACCCTGGACGGGACAGCCATTACGACAACGGCTACGTTATCTACAGGTATTAGTAATGGCAATGTCCCTGTATTTACTAGCGGCGTTGCAGATGATGATTTTTTGCGGGTTGCTGGTACTTCTATAGAAGGCAGGTCTGCCGCTGAAGTACTATCAGATATTGGCGGTCAGGCATCTTTAACCTTTGGTATATCTAATACAAACGCAGTCAAAATAGATAGCGCAAGTGTAGCTGATGACGAGTATGCAAGATTTACCGCTAACGGGTTAGAAAGCCGAAGTACAGCCGAAGTCCTGTCTGACATAGGAGCATCTGCTGTAGCAGGTTCTAGCTCAATAGTAACCACTGGAGCTTTAGACGCGGGCAGCATCAGTAGTAATTTTGGAACAATCAATAATGGCAGTTCAGCGATTACCACCACTGGAGTTATTACAGGCGGTTCGCTTGAAATTGATGGGGCAGGTTCTACAGCCACACTTTTGTTCACCAATGATGCGACAGCAGCGGCTGGTGGTGGTGGTCTTAACGTATCAATAGATAACAGTTTAAATGGTTACCTTAACAATGCTAAAGCTGGAGCTTTAAAATTTGGTACATCTAACGTGGAGCGTATGCGACTCCTTTCAGGCGGTAACTTAGGTATAGGAACAACTACTCCCGACAGCCAAGTAGAAGTATCTAGTGGCGCGGCAACAACCGCAAAAATTGCATCTACCGTATCAAATCAATATGCCGAATTAATTTTTGAAGATGGCAATGCTGGTTATGGCTTTCAGGTTAGGTCTGACGGAGCGGCAGGATTAGCAACAGGCTCTATGGTGATAAATGACAGGGATACAGGCACATTTCCTGTTGTAATAAATGAAGGAGCAGGAACTAACACATTTAAAATAGACTCTGCTGGTCGCATACAAGTTAACGGAACAGCCGTTGTTGACGTTGCGCGGATTAGTGTTAGTTTTAATAGCGCAAATAGTACAGGAGTGTCTTTAAAAGCTACTAATGCAAATGGCGGCACTATAATGAGGTATCAGAACTCTAGTGGTACTTCTGTTGGAGGAATCACTACAAATGGATCAACCACAGCTTTTGCGACTTCCTCTGATTATAGGCTGAAAGAAAATGTAGACTACACTTGGGATGCTACAGCAAGACTAAAACAACTCAAACCAGCAAGATTTAATTTTATTTCAGACGCATCAAATACTTTAGTTGATGGCTTTTTGGCTCACGAAGTATCAACCATTGTTCCCGAAGCAATCTCAGGTGAAAAAGATGCAACGACAACTCACAATAAAGTTGTATTAGATTCTAATGGAATTATTTTAGACGGTGGTGTAGAGCAATCTGATTGGACAGCAGGTAAATCATCAACAACCGATGCTGACGGAAACACCGTACCTGCAAAATATCCATCTGACTCAACGTGGGAAGCAAGTAAAGCAATGCCTGATTATCAAGGCATAGACCAAAGCAAGCTAGTCCCATTGTTAGTCAAAACAATACAAGAGTTAGAAGCTAGAATCACTGCACTGGAGGCAAGCTAATGGCATTATTAGATTTTGGACGATTGATGCGAGCTGCTGGACAAACCATCCAGGGCTTACCAGAAAACCGTGGTGTAATGGGTAGTCTTTCTCTGTTATCGGCCAATCAGCCAGGACAAAGAAATCCAGTCGATCAGCCAGGTTCATTTCTCAAAGGCATGTTGCAGGCCAACAGTCTGAAACAAAATCGCCTGGCGCTCGAAGAAGCTGAGAAAGAGAAAGCGCGGCAGGAGGCTATCCGTATACGGCGTGAACAAGCAAGGGCGTCTCTAATGGCTACGCTTAATCCACGAGATCAAATGATGCTTGGTGCTTTTGGCGATAATTCAGACGTTATAAAAAGCATTATAGCCAGTCAAAACCCACAGCCGCCAAAATATGAAAATGTAAAAATGGATAAACTTGGCAATGCTTATGGCGTCAATATTAATACTGGTCAATTTGAGCTTATCCCTACAGGCCGAACAATGGGGCAAGCGATGCCGATTAATGCCGGAGAAGTAGTGAATACAATGCCTGCTGGAAATAACGTAAGCGGTTCTGCAGCAGGTTTTGTAGCACAAGCACCTTTAACCGATGCTGAAATACGGCTGCAAAAGTTACAGATTCAAAATGAAGAAAATGAATTAAAAGATCGTCAAATTAGAATCGAGGCACAAAAAGAAAAAGAAACAATTGCAACTAAAACAAATGCTGCTAGTGCGCTTCGGACAATAGATGCGGTTAATGAAATACAAAACATTTTAGATAACAACCCTGAAAAAAATACGATGGATTTTGCTGGGCCAACTGGAAAATCGTCATTTTTTAGTTTTGTACGTGGAACGGACGCAAAAAATGTTGACGTTTTAATGAATACTATAGCCGCAGCTTTTGGTTTTAGCACACTAGCAGAAATGAGGGAAGCTTCACCAACAGGCGGCGCTTTGGGCGCTATTAACGAAAAAGAAATGGAGCTTTTGATTAACAGCGTTATTGCTTTAGATCAGGGAATGTCTCGCGATCTGTTCCAAAAACAACTCGGCAAAATTACAACGCATTTCACAAGTGTTCTTGATAAAACGCCAGACGAGATGTTACAAAATTTAGCTACTGGCCCAGCACAATCCACGCGAGCTGTACCAAATAAAACAGCGAGATACGGCTACACAATAATTCCGCTTAAGGATGAAAACGGTAACGACATCAGAATAATAAAAACAACTGATGATGGAGAAATTATTGCTAGTAATGGAGTAGCTTACCGATGATAACGCAAGAAAGAAAATTGTCTGCAGAAGAATTAGCGGCTTTAGGTATTGAAAACGCAACTTCTACTGCAACTCCTCCAGAAATGGCAACTGCACAAAGCGTTGCCAGCCCAGTAGGCGCGTTTGCTCGCAATTTACAAGACAAGTTGTTTTTCAATCGAGGCAATGAATTTTCTGCTGGCGTTCAGGCGTTGCCAGCGTTAATCCCTGGGGGCCAAAGTTTCTCGGACGCATATTCATCAAACATGGCTGGCTTAAACCAAGAGCAAGCTAATTTATACGCCAATAATCCTACTGCGGCGCAAGCGTCTGAAATAGCTGGCCTGTCAATACCCGCGTTTGGTCTTGGCGGCCTACTTAGCAAAGCGCCAATGGCGATTAGCATGGCTTCAGATATAGCGGCTAAAAAATTCATGCCGCGATTATTAAGCAATGCTATTGGTGGCGGTTCTATTGCAGCTGCTGAGTCAGTGCCTTTTGCTGTTGGTCGCTCTGAGTCTTTACAAGACATCCCTGGCAACGTCGCGCAGGACGCTACTACCGCCGCTCTATTTGGCGGTGCTGGTGGCGGAACAATCCCAGAAGTGTTTAGAGCAGGTGGGAATGTTCTTAAAAGTTTGCCGAAGGCAAAAGACATTGTGCCAGGGATAACAGGTAGCCCTTTATTTCCAGATCGACCATCTAGCAAAGTTGCTACACAATTAGGGCGTGCTTTTGAAGATGCAGGTGTGACGCCAGAGGAGGCGTTCCAAAGAAAAATTGCAATGGGGCCAACTTCAATGCTGGCTGACACATCAGAAGCGGCTCGCGGACAGTTACAGGCTTTGGTAAACAAGAAAGGAACAGCGAGGGATGCGGCAAAATCTATATTAAGAGATAGAAGCCGTAAGCAAGGAAAAAATTTATTAGCGCCTTTTGGTGAAGCCAACAGAGGCGAGACTTTAATAGAACTTGAGAAAATCCGCAAAGAACAATCAGGGCCGCTGTACGAACAGGCTTATAAGCAAGATATAGAGCATACGTCAGATTTAGAACAGCTTTATCAGGAATTAGAGCAAGTAAGTCCTGGTATATGGCAAAAAGCCAAAGTATCAGGCATTAACAATCTTCGAGCAAAAGGCGAAGATGTTACAAACATTGAGCAAAGCGCAAAAGGCACGTTAAGACCAGGTTTAAAAGGCTGGGACTTTGTAAAAAAAGAATTGTATGACATGGAAGATGCGGCACTAAAAGGGACAAATCCAAACACAACAGACGCCGACACTTACCGAACGCTTAGACATCGATTGACGGATTCTTTAGATAAGCAAAATGATTCGTACGCTAAAGCAAGAAAACTATATAGCGAAACTTCTAAATTTGGCGAAGGCGTTGATGAGTTTCATAAAAATTATTTAACAATGAAAAACTCTGATTTTCAAATAAAATGGAATAAGTTGTCGCCAGAAGATAAAAATATTGCATGGATTGGTATTAGAGAGAATATGTACGACAAAATTAAAGCAGGGCCAAGGACGGGAGATAAAACACGTCCATTTGATACAGACAATTTTATCGAAAAATTAGAATTGATGGTGGGGAAAGATAAAACCGCAAAGTTTATGGATCGGATAGATGATTCTTTTGAAGAACAAGCAACATTTGGAATTTTAAGTGGCTCTCCTAGTGCTAGAAACCTACAGCTCCAAGCAGATCAAGCCGCAATGAGCGTGGCTGATATGGCGGTAGATGCGGCAACAGGAAATAAACTTTCTTTAATATCTAAAGGGTTAAAAGCTCCAATCAATTATGTAAAAAATAATAGAGGTTTAACGAGAGAAGATGAGACAGAGTTAGCTAATATATTGATGGAACAAAACCCTGATAGATTAAGAAAATACATAGAAGAATTGCAAAGAAGGTCGCAAAAAACCAGCACTGGCGCACCAGGTTTGTTTTTAAATCCTGTTGTTGGGACTAGTTTGCTAGGGGCAAGCACTGGCACTGGCGCTAATTCATCATTATTGAGCAATCAACGATGAGTCTAGCCCCAGGATCGCTACTGGCCCAGATACGTCCAGCCAATACGACAGCGGCTGCCGGATTCACAGCCATTATCCAAACTGAAATCCTGAGAGTGGTTATCGCCAACACTACAGGCTCGGCTGCAACCTTTCGCCTATTTCATGACGTAGGCGGCTCGACCTATGACGAGTCCAACGCATTAGCCTGGGACGTCTCTATCGCCGCAGGTGCTATCAACGACGCTTTGCAAGCCTATGGCTCCGGCTCTGGGTTTACGTTGCTGCCAGGCGATACTATTGGTGTTCGTTCAAGCGTAAATAGTGCGCTGACATTTAACCTGTATGGGGTGGTAGCAAGTAGCCGATAATCTGCATGATAAAACTTGTAAAAATACGGTGAAATAGCGAGAAATAAGCAAATAATATCATGCAATTGAACGTAAGTGTTTGATTTATATGGCTTTGACTAGACCTTGCCAAGGTCGGGGTCGCGAGTTCGAGTCTCGTTTCCCGCTCCAGTAAGTCATTGATAAGTCTATGTTTTTAAAAGGCTTTTATCTACTCATACTTACTATTAGTAATCATTTATATACTGTAAGTATCTATTGCATGATACTTGCATGATATAATCGTTATTTCAGCCTCATGTTGTGAACTAAAGAGGCTCTTTTAACAGCATCATTTTTGCGGTCGTAAACCTTCATTATCTTTATGGAACTATGACCTGAAAAGTCTAACTTCACGCTGTCCGTGCCTTCAAAGTCTGATATTGATTTGGCTTTAATATCATGAAAAACCAAATGCAGCTCTTGCCCTTGTTTCAAGAACAATGGGTTCACGGCTTCCCTGGTCTTTTTCCAATCACGCTTGAAGCTACTAGGGGAGGGATGACGGCCATTCTTAAGAATTAAATGTCTGTCGAGCCTGGTCACCTTCTCAGCGGGGTTATAAACCTTTGCTATAGCTTCTTTTAAATTTGTCGTCCATTCCCTTAAAGAAAAAACTTCTTTCTTTTTTGTCTCTGATGCTTTGCTGTCTTTACACAAAAGACCGTCAGCAGTAATGTTCTTTATCTGAAGATTAAAAACATCCTCCAGGCGCAACGCGCAACAATACGAAAGCTCCATCATGGTTTGTATATAACCTGGAGCGGCAGAGTGCAAAGCTAAAAATTCATCGTCGCTAATATATCTGTCTCTAGGCCCGACTTTGTGCTTTTGGACAGCTTTAATGGGATTGTGATTACAAAAACCTTTCCGTAATCCAAAATCAAATATCTGGCTCATGATTCCACGTTCTTTATTGGCCTGATCTGCCGCGATGACCTTATCGCCATCTTCATCAATCACCACCTTTTTATATTGATCTAACTGATAACGAGTTCCCATATACAGCTGGACATCGAGCGTCCTTATCTCATTGGGATCTTTGTCGCCAAATGCAATCATAATCGGGGAGGTTTTGGTCTCAACACGCCGACGACGATAGACTGCCGTTGCGTCAGCTATTTTTTTTCTGGTTCGCTTGGCTTCTGATTTTGTATCAGCCATCCACATTTGCGCTAAATTCCAAAATGTCGACAATCCAGGCTCGTTCGCATCTAAAACTAAAGACTGGTAGCTGCGCCACACGTTTTCGATAGGTGCATCCAATGAACACAGCATTGTAATTTTTCGCGTGCCTTTTCCTTCATGGTAATATCTAGACCTGCCTACATAAACTTTAGGCGGCAAATTATCCGGCGTCTTACTGCGTTTCTTACCCATCGCTAAACCTCCTCGGATTATTCGCAGACTCGACGTGGCCCCAGGTAACCTTCGGTTTGCCATACCTGTCTGCCACGAAATGAATGCCATCTTTCGATAGCTTAATACGTTGCTTAGTAGGCTGCTTATAGCCAGTGAGTTCAACTACTTCTTTATCAGATAAAAACATAATCATTCCTTATTCAAAAAAATCGCCATAACGAGAATAGTGTGCTGCTTGCATGATCAACACGCCTAGCAGCAAACCAATCAAAAATGGCAATCCATAATAATTCGCCAGGGACAATATCCCGAGCATGAAAACTGCAAATATTAGATTAGCCATTAGAACGGTATGTCGTCATTAAAAGGCTCATCCACAACGGCTACGCTGTCTTGTGTCGGCGCTGGTGCGTCTTTCTTCTGAAAGCTGAAGCGCAAGCTAGGGCCTTTAGGATTGTCGCCTTGGCGACGTTTCCAAG